TCATAGGGCCACCCGCCGTTATCGCCGCAAATCATGTAGTAGGTGTCGCCCTCCAGCCAGGCGTGGGGATCCCACACATCGTACTTGCCGTAGTCGGGCAATTCGCTGAGAATCTCTCTGAATTCGAACATACCTTCGTCCACCGCGATTTCCGGGTAGGGTATGACGGGATTGTGCGGGGACTTCTCCCAGACGTTGAGGTCCGGATCCGTGCTGCTTGCGAGCGGCACATGCATTGTCTGACGCTCGAGGATCGGTACTTCGACGACGCCGAGTGGGACGCCTTCCTGGTCACGATGCGGCAGCTTCGCGTGATCGGCGGTCACGAACTCGCCGGCCAGCCGTTGGAGTTGCTGCCCTGGCAGTGCTGGGTGTACGGGTCGATCCTGTGCTGGAAGTGGCGGAGCAACGGCGGCCGCCTCTACTCGCAGGCATACGTGGAGGTCGGTCGAGGATCGGGAAAGACGACAGGGACCGCCGCGCTGTTTCTGCACCTTGCGATGCGGCACCAGGGCGCCGACTTCGTGTGCCTCGCCAACACGATCCAGCAGGCCCGGCAGGCCTACACCGCTATTGGTCAGTTCGCGGTGGACGCTTGGGGCGACGATCGGGACGAGGATCCGAAGAAGGCCAAACAGGCCCGGTTCCGGGTCACTGACCGGAAAATCGTCTGCAAGGACACGAAGTCCGTCATCCGGACCTATGCCGCCAAGGCATCGACACTGGACGGCCTGGCGGCTCTCGGCTACCTGATCGACGAGTCATCCGAGCAGTCCACGGACTGGATGGCGAAGATCGTGTCTGCCCTGCCGAAGCTCCGGGACGCCTTCCTGATCTCGATCACGACGCCGGGAGGCACGCAGGCTGGCGGCAGGGACTCGGTCTACTACCAACGCGCAAGGCTTGCGCATGAGTCGATCAAGCCGGAGAACTGGGGCACGGACACCTTCGCCGCCCTGTTTGGCATCGATGACGATGATGACATACACGATGAGTCGTGCTGGGTGAAGGGCCAGCCCAGCCTGGGCCATGTGATCCCGGTCGATCAGTACCGCCGCATCCGTGACCAGTACAGGTTCCAGAACCGGCTGCCCGACTTCGAGCGGTTCCAGTTGTGCCGGTTCACGACCAAGAACACCGCATGGCTGCCTGACGGCCTCTGGGAGGCTGCCGAGACCACGGTGGACATGCCCGGCCCCGACGATGTCGTGGTGGCTGCGGTGGACTTCTCGAAGTCGTACGACCTCTCGAGCTGTGCCTACTGCTGGTGGAAGGGCAAGCGGCTACAGGTCCGGTGGCATCACTGGGCGATCCGGAAGCCTGCCAGCGACATCAAGCGTGACTACCAGAATCACCTCGAGGCATGGGAGCACCTCGAGAACGTGGACATATGTGACCACGCCGTTCAATACGACCGGGTCTACGACTTCCTCTGGGGCCTGAAAAAGAGGTGCCGCAAGCTGGCCCGGATCGGCTACGACGCCCTGGGCGGCATGCAACTCAACGTGACCGGCTGGGGCAACGTTGACGAGAAGTACAACCCGGAGACGGAACTACCGATGGCGAAGGTGCCACAGACGATCACGACGATCGGACCGGCTACCTACCTCATCGAGGGCATGCTCAGATCCGACCAGATCGACCTTCAGGACTGCCCGGTGGCCGAGTATGCCAAGTCCAACGTGCTGATGGAAAGCAACGTGAACGGGGACAGAAGACCCTCGAAAGTCAAGTCAGGTGGTATAATTGACCCGGTGATCGCGTTGTGCATGGCCGGGCATTGTCTTATCGTTGAGAACATGCAACGCCCTGGTGCATACGGAGAGGGAGTGGAGGTCGCGTTTTGAACCTACGCCGACTGTTTTCTTGGCCCAAAATCAACAAGGGTGGCGGTGCAGGCGCAGACGGTGTGTGGTGGCCGACGTATCCATCAGACCGAGCCGACACCGTTTCGCACTTCGCAACCTATCCGCCTCGCGCGTTGCGGCTCCCGTCCGTACGTCGTGCTGTTGGTGCGATCTCCGGCGACCTTGCAAGAGTCCCGATCAAGATCCAGGCCTACACCGATGAATACTGGGTGGATCTGGGGCGAACGCCTGAGGCCATCACACTCAACGAGCAGGCGTCCGAGTTTCACACGGCGAACGAGTTCAAGCGTTGGATCTTCTCCCAGTGCCTGATCTGGGGCAACGGATTTGCGCTCATCAGCCGCAACGGCCGAGGGATCGACAAGTTCATACCGCTCGACCCTGCCGGCGTTCAGATGAACGTGGACGAGTCTGGCCGGTGGTACTACCACACGTCGGACTGGGGTGATGTGGCACCTTCCGACATGATCCACCTCCGCATGCCTGCGTACGTCAGGCAGCTTTGGGGTGACTCCCCGGTGGTGGATGCGGCCCGTTGTTTGTCGCTGAGCAGTGAACTCGAAACAGCGGGACTTGAGCAGTACCGCATGCCCGGCATGGGCAAGATCGCCATCACCACGCAAGAGGCGGTCGGTGCTGAGGCGGTCCGCTCGATGCAGGACGCATTCAAGTCTGCACACGCTGGCAGTGAAGGCATGCTCCGTCCGATCATCGCCCAGAACGGTGCAACGATTGCCCAGGTCGGGCGGTCCCTTGTGGATCAAGAATGGATTCAGGGTCGCCGGCAGGCCATCGAGGATGTGGCTCGTGTGTACGGCATTCCACCGTACGTTCTGTTCTCTGAGTCGTCGGCCGCGTTCACGATCGAGCAGGCTCGAATGTACGCCGACAGTCTGGCCGCATACACGGATTCGTGGTCTGCGGAACTCTCTAACAAGCTCTTCCCGGGCCAACCGGTGAGGGTGTCGTTTGACATGACGCGACTGCTTCGCGGTTCGTTCGGCGAAGCCATGGGGGCCTACAAGGAGGCGGTGCAACTTGGCGTGATGACGCCGAACGATGTGCGACGGGAACTTGGGCTTCCGCCGATCGAAGGCGGCGACGATATGTATGTTGGTCCGAATATGAAGCCGGGGGGCGAAAATGCCGAAGCTGGAACTGCGTCGGATGACGACGCGCCTTTGCAGTGACAAAGAAAAGCGAACGGTGACTGGTATCGCGGTGCCCTACAATGAGGCATCCCGACTCATCCCCGGCGCTGGCCGTTCGTTTCGCGAGGTCATGGCACCAGGTGCTCTTCGATACGACGAATCAACCGTCATGCTGGTCCAGCACGATCAGGACGGCGTGCCGTTGGCAAGGGTTGGATCGGGAACGCTTCGTTTCCGTGAATCGCCAAAAGGTTTGATGTTTGAGGCTGACATTCCGGAGAGTCGAGAGGACATCCACGAAGCCCTGAAAAGGGGTGACTTGGATGGGTCCGTGAGCGTCGGCATGTATGTCGACGACGATGAGTGGACTCATGGCAACGAGGTTTCGATGCGTAAGGTGACCGAGGGTCGCCTCATCGAGGTCTCGCTGGTGACTGCCGGAGCGTATGCAGGCGCTCGTGGCGAATACGGAGGCAGCAATGGCTGACCTGGTTTCGATGCGTGCCGACGCCGCTGAGCTTCGGCAGAAGATCGACAACATCCTGTCGATCGATGGTGAGCTGTCCACCGAGCAGGTGGCAGAACTCGAGGCTGCGGACAAGGCTTTCCGCAATCTTCAGGAGCAGGTGAACAAGGCGGAAACGGTCGAGAACGCCCGGGAATCGCTTGCGGCCCCGACGTTCCAGTTCCGCGGCGAACGGAACTCCGCTCTCAAGCAGACCCTGGACACTCGGCAGCAGTTCATCGAGAACCTGCGGATGGAGATCCGCCGGCCCGGCTCGGCTCAGGAATACCGGGCGCAGACCTTCGGCACCTCAGGTTCCAACGGAACGGCCTGGGATCTTCTCCCGGTCGATCTCCAGAACGAGATGGTGCGTCTGCTTGGCAACGTTTCGGCCGTTCGCAATGCTGCCACCGTTCGTTCCTTCCCGAACGATGTGGAGATTCCGGTGGTGGCCGCTCGTGCTGCCATCACTGACTTCACCGGCGAAACAGTCGCGTATGACAACTTCGACCCGAGCTTCAGCAAGCTTCGTTTCCGGTCGTTCAAGTCGGCGGCGCAGACGCTCATCACCGAGGAAGTCCTGAGCGACAGCCGCGGCGGCATCGTGGATGAGATCCTTTCTCAGCACGCCGAAGCTCACGGCTACTTCTGGGAGACCAAGTACCTGGGCACCGGGGCCACCCAGAACGACTCCGCTCCGGACGGCATCCTTGCCACCGAGGCGAACATTGCGAACAGTGGCGTGTTCCCGGATGAGGCGGAGGGAGGCACCGTCGCGATCGCCGACATCACCGCGGCAGGGGCTGCGATCGCCGATGTGACCTTCCAGAACCTTCTGTCCGTGGCTTTCGGCATGCCGGCGAAGTACTGGGGCCTTCCCAAGTCGTGGATCATGAGCCCTGCGCTGTATCAGCACGTGCTCAGCCTGACCGACGATTCCGGAACCACCGGCCGTCCGCTGTTCCTTGGACGTGCAAGCGGCACGATTCAGGACACCTTCAGCCTCGGAACCTTGTTTGGCTATCCGGTGTACGTGTCGGACGCGATGACCGATGCGACTCCGGCCAGTTCGTTCCAGGCCGTGCTGCTCGAGAAGAGCAGCTACATCGTGGCCGATCGTCAGAACATGCGTTCCATGATCGACCCCTACTCATACGGCAGCATCGGAGAGACCGCGTACCGGACGATGCTTCGTTCGGACGGCCGGTGGGTCCGTCCCAGCAGCTCGGCGCGTCTCCAGATGGCCGCGTCCTGATCGCCTCTTTCTCCTTGGGTCGGGGGGGGGCCTTCGGGCCTCCCCCCTCCTGGGTCAAGCATGCTGCAGATCACCTCACAATCGGCCCACGCGTTCCAGCTTGCGGAGTTCCGCGACCACGTCGGCATCGGTTACACCGACGACGATCCGGCTTTGCAGCGGTCGCTGGATACGGCGGTCACGTACTGGGAGCATGCCACCCATCACTACACGCGGAACACGACGTTCACGCTTGATTGGTACAGCACGGTTCAGCTGGTCCCGGTATCCGGCGGCACGCTCACGCTGTCGGCCGTCACCGATCTGGCACCGGACGGGACGACCTCGGCCACGGTCACCTCAAGCTGGTTCCTGAATCGAACCCTCGGACAGTACTTCGTGCAGCTGACCGATACTGGCACCTTCAAGCGGAACTACCGGTACACCGGCACGTTCTCGGTTGCGGCCGCGACGGTGGATCCGACGGTCAAGGCGGCTATCTACAGCCTCGGGAATCACTTCTTCACCTACCGATCGGCCGGCGAGGAAGTCTCGGTCTACAACGTTCCGTTCACGGTCCGTGCGATCATCCAGATGCACTCACGGGGGATCATGTGAGCCGAGGCCGATACACGCATCGAGTCGTGTTCAGCAGCCCGACGCCGACGACTGACGGTGCCGGGCAGAAGGCTTTGACATACACCACCGAGTTCGCTATGCGGTGTGACGCCCTGATCCTGAGCAGCCGAAAGGGTCAGGACTACGACCAGGTGCAGAGCGGATCGGACGTGGTCCAGTTCCGCATGCCGTACAACGACAAGATCAAGGTAGACTGGCGTGCCACGTGGAACAGCACGGACTGGGATGTCCGGACGGTCCGCGACCTGGACGGACGCCGCCGCATCCTCGAGGTGACTGCGGAAAGGTTCGGTCAGTAATGGGCAGCATGTTCGACCGATTCGACTTTCAGCCCGGGGCAGCATACGGGCGCGGCGGCCGCCGTCGAATGCGGATGGGCAGGCAGTTCGCGCAAGTCGAGATCCCGTTGGATCTCAAGTTGTCTGACGCCACCATCCGCACACTGACGAAGGCCAGCAAGTACGGCGTGAAAAACACGATCGGCACCGTTGCCAAGCATGTGCTGGAGCCGTCCCGGGATACCGCCATCAGGCTCTCGCCGATCGGCATCCGCAGGGAAGAGCAGCGATGGCGAACAGGGCGAGGCGGCCGGAGGACCTCGGGGCCGCGCGGCGGCGGCCAG